AAAGCTTTATTATTACTGGTAATGATAATGATGATTATAATGTGGATATTAATGTAAATTATCCACATGATGAATATTATAAAGGAAATTAAGGAGGAAATGTAAGATGAGAGTAATTCGCAGAGGTGTTTTTGAAACAAATAGCAGTTCAACACATAGCCTTTGTATTGCATCCAAGGAAGACTTCAAGAAATGGCAAAATGGAGAATTAGTTTATGATTCATGGAGCGACAAACTTGTTCCAATAGAAGAAGAAATAAAAAACTATTTGATTTAATGAAAGAAAGTTAAAATTGTACTAAAACAAAAGAGAGAGAGGTAGATATCATTGAGACGCATAATTTTTGGATTAATAGTTTTTATAATATTCACAGCTACAGGAGTTTATATAGCAAATAATATAATATTGACAAATAATAATGAATGTGATACTATAAATATAGCAGAAGAAGAGAATATATATGAACCTTGTGATACTATAAATATAGCAGAAGAAGAGAATATATATGAACCTGTAAAAACAACAATTCCTGAAATAACTTTAGAGGAAGAAGAAGAAATTATTCCAGAATATGATATACCACTAAATAAAGATATTCAAAAATACCTATACAACAAATGTAAAGAATATAATGTGCCTTATGATTTAGCAATAGCTGTAATAAAAACAGAAAGTAATTTTAATCCTAATTTAGTACATAAAAATTCTAATGGTAGCAAGGACTATGGTCTTTTTCAAATAAATAGCATTAATCACAAATGGCTTTCTAAAGAATTAGGCATAAGTGATTTTATAGACCCATATCAAAATATAGACGCAGGAGTATATATGTTGTCACAATTGCTAAAAAAATACAATAATGAGCATATTGTTTTGATGTCATACAATATGGGGGAACGAGCAACAAAAAATCTTGTTAGTAGAGGAATAGATTCTTCTAGATATAGTCGTAAGGTTATAGCAATTAAAGAGGAATTAAAAAATATAAATATAAAATAGGAGGTATAATATGCCTGACATAGCAATGTGCAGAAATCCAACATGTGAAAAGAAAAATGAGTGTTGGCGGTATATGGCGATACCAAGTCAATATCAATATTATATGGAATTCCAAAATATTTGTAAAAATCCTACATATAAATACTTCTATCCAATAGATGATAAACCAATTAGAAAGGATGATATAGATGGAGGAAATTAAAAATCCATGTATGAATTGTACATCATATTGGAGTGCAGGACGCAATTGTGATTGTAGTAGTGTTTGTGACAAATACGAAATATATAAAGAGTATAAACAGAAATTAGAGAAATATGAAAAAAACAAATATTTTAACCAAGAAATTAAAGAACAATTTAAAAATAATATAGACGAATTACATAATAAATTTTACGATAATTTCGATGAGAATATACCGTTTGACCAACAAAGAATAATAAGAAAATTTGTTGATTTTCTAAAGCAAAACGTGTAAAGGAGTGGTCGTTATAAAAGTCACATTTTATTCAAACAATTGTCCAAGATGTAAAATACTGCAACAAAAATTAGATGAGAAAGGAGTGATATATGAAAAAGTATCAGATATGAATATTTTAATACAAAAAGGGTTTAAATCTGTACCAATGCTTGAAGTAGATGGAAATATAATGAATTATTTAGAAGCAATAAACTGGGTAAAGGAGATATAGTATGGACATAAATGTTAAATTATATTTACCATTTGTAGTAGCCTTAAACAAAATGAAGGCTAAGTATGGAGAAGATTTTGAAAGATTAAATTCATTACATAATGACCAATTAAGTGATACTGATTTTATAGATAATTTTATTGATAGTGATACTGTTGCAGATGCATCAATAGATTCAAATGCTAATGTAAGCCAAAAGGATATTTGTTCTCTTGAATCAGAAATGAATAAGCCAAGAAAAAAATTATTGTCTTTTAATAAAACATTTTATGAAATAACTAAAAAATATGGTTCAAAAAGAGCAGAAGAATGGCTTGAAGCTGAATGGAGTGGCGCTTTGTATTTGCATGATGGATACTCTGCCTCGTTTGTTCCATATTGTTTTGCGTATGATTTAGAAGATGTAGTACAAAAAGGCTTGTATTTTGTTGATGGATTTGGCGGTGGAGCACCGAAACACTTAACTACATTTGTTGCACATGTAAAAGAATTTGTAAGTTGGACTTCAAATAGAACAAGTGGAGCATGTGGAATATCATCTTTTTTAGTCCATGCATACTATTTTTGGTATAATGATGTAAAAAATGGTTATTATTTAATATCTCCTGAATATTATAGAGACCAGTGTTTTCAAGAATTTATTTATGGACTCAATCAGCCATATTTAAGAGTAAATCAATGTTCATTTACTAATGTTTCAATAATGGACAGGTATTATCTTGCTGAAATATTTGGAGATAGAAAATATCCAGATGGTACATATATAGTTGAGCATATTGACGAGATAATAGAATTCCAGAAAGCATTTATGAAAGTCGTTGCTAAAACAAGACAGGAAATGATGTTTACATTCCCAGTTATTACTTACTCTTTATTATACCAGAATGGTAAATTTATGGACGAAGATTTTGCAAGGTGGTGTAGCGACCACAATACAGAATGGTGTGATGCAAACTTTTTTGTTAGCGAAGATGTTACAAGTTTGAGTTCTTGTTGCAGGCTCATTAATAACTTCTCCAAACTAACAGGTTTTATAAACTCAATAGGAGGGACATCACTTAAAATAGGTTCTGTTAAGGTAAATACAATTAACCTTGTTAGGATAGCTTATGAAACTAATTCTAAAGAAGAATATATTGAAAAACTTAAAGAAAGAGTTAAATTATGTATTGATGTGCTTGATATAGTCAGACATATTATAAAGAGAAACATAGAAAAAGGAATTTTGCCTAATTATTCTAAAGGTTTAATAGATATGAGCAGACAATACAATACTATTGGAATAAATGCTATGTATGAAACCATTAGACATTTTGGTTTAATCAAAGAAGATGAATTTGGAAATAAATACTATACTGATGAAGGTATACAGTTTGCTTCATTAATTATGGATACTATTAATGAAGTTAAAGATTCTTATAATTTTGACTATAGTATTAATGTTGAAGCAGTTCCTGCTGAAAGATGTGCAGTAATATTATGTGAAAAAGATAATAGATTATATCCTAATAAGTATAATGACTTTATTTATGCAAACCAATGGATACCACTAACTGAAAAATGTACATTAGATGAAAAAATAAGATTAGGTTCTGTGCTTGATAAAAAATGTGGCGGCGGTCAAATATGCCATATAAATGTTGATGGAAAATTTGCAAACAAAGACCAAGCATGGGACTTATTAAATTATATAGCAGGCAAGGGCGTAATTTATTTCGCTTTTAATAATAAAATATCAACTTGTAAAAATAGGCATGGTTATTATGGAGATATATGCCCAGTATGTCAAGAACCAACTATAGATACATTTCAAAGAATCGTGGGTTATTTAACTCCAAGCAGTTCTTATAATAAAGAGCGTAAAGCAGAGTTTGAAAGGAGATATTGGTACAAGTTTAATGAAAATTAAATATATAATAGATGAAGATTTTCAAGACTATAAAAAAACATCTATGATGATTGCTATGTGTAATTGTGATTGGAAATGTTTAAAGGAATTAAATTTAGATATTTCTATATGTCAAAATTCACAAATAGCACAACAAAAAAACATTGAAGTATCTATTGAGAGTATCATTGATAGATACCTCAACAATCCAATTGCACAAGCAATTGTTATAGGTGGGTTAGAACCGATGTTACAATTTGATGAAGTATTAGAATTTATAAAACAGTTTAGACAAAAGTGCAATGATGATATAGTAATTTACACAGGTTATTATCCTGAAGAAATTCAAGATAAAATAAAAGAATTAATACAATACAAAAATATAATTATTAAGTTTGGCAGATATATACCAAATAAGGATAAGCGATTTGATGAAGTATTAGGAATTTGGTTAGCTTCTGATAATCAATTTGCAGTAAAATATTAATATAAAATAGGAGGAATTTGTATGAATTATTT